GGCTGACCATTCGCTCCAAGAACCTGTGCCAGCATCGCCTCGAGCCGGTCTGCACGCTGCCGCTCAGCTTGCCGCTCACGGGCCTCGGCTGCGATGCGCTCACGCAGCATCTGGCTTTGCGAGCGGAATCGCCCCTTTTCGTCCCTGAGCTGCCCGTCATCGCCCGATTCCTCATTGCCATCATCCTCGCCCTCGTCGCCGCGGAAATCCTCTCCTGCGTCTTCCTGGGCGTCTTCCTGGGCCTGTTCCTCGGCCTGGTGCTGAATCTGCCCGAGCGGGAAACGGTCCTGCGCCGTTTCCGCCACGATCATGTTTATCGGTTCCGATTGCGGTGCCTCTGCTGCCGGTGCTGCTGCTTCTTTCGCCATTACATCATCCCCTCTGTCGGTTGCTGTTCTGCAATTTCATCCCCTAGCGCCTGACGCAGAAAGTTAAGGACTGCTAAAGACTGGCGCTTCATAAGCCTTATCTCTACGCCTTCTCCATATGGCGTACCGTCTCGTTCTATCGACATCAATAACCCGTCATTCGGTCCATTGCTGCAAATACGCAGCGTGCTACCGCTTATGTCTGATAGTGAAATGCACAATTCAATGTGACTTTTGTTAGGCCTCCCCACTACATTGCCTCCATCTGCTGTTCTGCCATTTCCTCACCCGGAGAGTCCGGGGCTGGTTCTTCCATTACGGCCTGCTCGCCTTCCATGACGCCTGGCTGCGTCTGGTCCTGCGCGCTGAGCAGAACGCGCAGGCGTTCTGTCATCGCCCTGAACCTGTCGATTTCCATCTTTTCCTCCTCGAACGTCACCTTGCGCCCAAGAGCCTGGAGCTGCTGCTGCAGTTGCTCGGCCATCGTCATTGCCTGCTCAGCCTGCTGCATGAGCTGCTGCTCGCGAGGCGTCGGTGGCTCGTCGCCTTCAGCCTGCGGAGGTCGCAGGCGGTCTGCGATCTTGTCAGCAACAGGGCTGTCGAGACTGCCAATCACAAGGTCACCCGCGACCTGCATCAGCGGCGGATACTTCTGTGCAAGGTCCATTAGCATCGCAGCGGACTCGGCGCGCCGGGTGGCGAAGCTAGGCCCGGCGCTGATGGTCACGTCGTACTTTCCCATTCCGGGGTTGTAGATGGCATCCACGCCTTTCGCCATGCCCTCCGGCGGCTGCATCCTGGCCTGCGGCTGGTTCGGGTCGATAGCCACCTGCTTGACCTCGCCATCCTCGCCAAGGATGCGGAACAGCATCGGCTTGGTGTAAACCTGCGGGATCATGTCAATGATGATCCGCCCGAGCTGTTCGATAGCCTGGTTGGCGTGTATCCCGAAGTGCGCCAGACTGATGTCGCCCTGCCGTTGCTGCGCGAGGATCGCGCGCCCAGACTGGTCGGTCTCATCACTACTGCCCTGGCTGGCGTTCCATTGCCCCGTGACCGCCTTCATGTCATCGATGGCAAGCTGCAGCAGGTTGAAGCTTCCCTGCGGGATCTGCGCGAACGGCTGGCGCTCTGGGGCGCCGACAAGCGTTCCTGCTACCGTGACCGGCTTGTACCGCAGCCTGGTGAGTGGGACGCGATTGGCCTGCGACCACTCGTCGTCATAGTCCTCGGTCTGGCCAGCGGCAGCGACCCATGGCGCAAGCGGCTGCAGTCCGACAAGTTCGGTCATTGCCGATTGCTGGTAGTTGTACTGGATCTGAGACGACTCAAGGTCGCGCGTCATTCCGTGCCAGTACACTTTCCCATCGCACACGACCTGCTGACCGGCAAATCGCACCACCGGGATCATGCTGCACGGCATCTCCCGGCGATCAAGGATCGTGCTGCCCGCGATCTTGTACCAGTTGCACACGGTGCGCTCGAGCGGCCTTCTGTCGAGCACCATCCCAGGCTCGACCATGCTTTCATCGATCTGCGAGGCTGCTATCACCGATCCGTCAGCAAGCTGCAGCAGTTCGTCTGTCTGCTCGGTGTCCAGTTCGAAATATTCCGCCACACGAACCACGTTCTTCTCGTTCCATCCGCGGTTATCGCCTGCTGCGATGTAGCTGAATGCCCCGGTGTCAATGTCGGTGCCGTATTGCCGCTCGAACTCTTCGCGGCTCATGTCCTCGGCAATCAAGCATGCCCTGGCGTCCGATCCATCCGGCAGGATCGATGTTGGGTCGAAATACACGCTGTAGGGGTTCACGACCGGCTTAATCACAATCTCCTGGTCGAACCCGTCGCCAGCGTACTCGGTCATCACCCGGCAATAGCCGATTCCCTCGCGCACCTGGGGCTCGACTGCCAGGCCATAGCACAAGTCCGATTTGCTGCGTTGCTGAACAAATCGGACGATCTCCTCCAGCGCCTTCGCGGTATCAGGGTCCGCATCGTCATCGACCGGGCGAACCTTGATCTGCGGGATGGCGGACAAGAACGAGTTCACCGCACGGGAGACGAACTGCTTGGTGCGGTTAATTACCAGCATCGGGCGTTCCCGCCCCGGAGTCATCCGGTCACGCTTGGCCCAGGCTGGCCATTGCTCGCCAAGAGCGCAGAAGCGCAGATCCTCAAGCCGCTGCGCCCGACTCTCGCGGTCTGCGTCGGTTGCGCGCCGGAAAAAGTCCTGCACGCGACGGATGATTTCCTCGTCGCCATTGTCGTCGGCGTCGTTGTCTCCGTCGTAGTCTTGATCCAGGTCTAATTCGTCCATCAGTTCAGCCTCGTGTTATCCGGTCGCTTTTGGATGATCGCCGCGGCCTGCTCGTAATACGGGCGGACTGCTTCGGCATACGGTGAGTGCATGACGTAGCGCGACATCATCATGGCCAGGTGGAAGGCATCCTTGTGAGACAAGACCATCTGCTGATCGTACATGTTAATCAGCACCGGCTCGGTGTCTTCTTCTGCCTGGTTGTTCACCCCGACGAATGCGTGCTCCAGGCACGCATCGTCTATCTCGTCATCCGTCATGTCGGCGCTAAACTCGGGCGCATCGCCTATCAGCAGTATGTGGTTCACATCCATCCTTTCGCCCCTCTGTACTGTTGCGGTTCTCGCTTCTCTCTCGCCACCGGCTTCTGTCGCGCGATGTCGAGGCCCGACATCCAGAAATATCTAGACGCATCAATTAGATGGTCTCGCTCCTTCACAATCCGTCCCTTCTCGTCCCGGTGGTAGATACGATATTCGTTGAGCCAGTTGGTCATGGTGCTGAACACCTTTAGCTGGCCGGTGCTGAGCAGTTCCCAACCGCGGTATATGCCAGACTCGACTGCGTTGTTGGCTATGTCGATGTCAAGCCCCAGGTCGATGTAATCTTGTAACAGTTGCCGGCCATCTGCCTGGCCACGCCCGCGTGCAGCAGGGTCGATAACGCCCGGTATCCAATCGCCCCTGGCCTTGATCGCTGCGGCGTGTACGCTCGGCTCGGCTTCTCCGCGGTAGTATTCCGAATAGAGGTACACCATGCCCGTGTCAGGATCTTTCGCGCCCCAGACAGCTGCCGTGCGGTTCCACCCAACGTCCAGTCCGTATGCGCGCGGCCAATGGTCTGGAATGGCAAACGGCTCGACGGTAATCTCTGACTCGGGCACCGGGTAAATCGCGCCGGCGCCGAGTGCCGGAATGCCCTTTGATCGTGCGTCGCGCTGATGCGGAGGCAGCGCTTCGTACAACTCGCGCTTCTGCTCCTCTGACAAGTGCGGTGCATCGTCCCATGTCGCCTGCACGATGTAGCAGGTTTCCGGCATCGGGTCTGGCACCACACCCGAAGGCATGAAGTGCTGCACGGTCTCGCTGAGACCTCGCACGGGCGTGAACGTCATCAGCACGCGCCCGCCGGTCGTCATCGTTCTGACGATGCACTCGGTGAAGATTTTCAGCGGTGGCTCTTCATCGAGCCAGATGAAGTTGATCGCGCCGCCCATGAATGCGTCGATGTTCTGGTCATAAGACTTCAGGACAACGCGCGAGATACCGCCCGACTTGTGCTTGACCTCGATCGTGTCAACAGCGTCAGCAGTGCCGCTTTTTGCCGTTGTACGAAGTATCGCGGCGGCCGGTATTGTGCCCGTCCCCCTTTCGTGGCCCAGCAGCGCAAGCTGTACGAACTCCCGTGTCGTTTTGCTCGTATCGCCAGCAGCCCAGCAAAGGGTGGGCTCATCAAACCGAACACCCCGCCACCATGACGGATATTCGCCGGTAAGATGTAACGCCGTTTCATAGGCTCCCCCGAGCGTGTTGTGATGAACAAGCCCACCGGCTACATAGTTGTGAAATGTCTCAACCTCAAAATCATAAACTTCTTTGCGTCCAATAGGCTTGATTGATACAATTTTATTTCCATCAACAAGCAGAGGCATAAGCCATGAAGGGGAACCACAATAGAAAGTTTCATGCCCTGATCGACAGGGTGCGTGAGCTAGTCGAAGTCCATCAAATGCAGCAGCATAAAGCCGCAGAACTTCTTGGAGTTGATAGGACAACCGTCGGAAGGTGGTGCAAACGCTTCGGTATAGCAACCCAAAAGACTGGCCCAAGACCCGGAGAGCTTCATCCTGGATGGAAAGGAGGGTCCCGTGTCGTGAAGGGCTATCGGTACATCTATTGCCCGAATCATCCGAACACGACGAAGCAGAAATACGTAGCAGAGCACCGCCTCGTGATGGAATCAGTTCTTGGAAGATATCTCGAAAAGTATGAGGTTGTTCACCACATTGATGGAGACTCGTTGAACAACAACCCGAGAAATCTTGTCGTCTTTGGTTCGAACTCCGATCACCTTCGCCATGAGCTGACAGGAAAGGTTCCGAACTGGACTGCTGATGGTAAGCAGAGAATGAAAGATGGCGCATCAAAGCCGAGAGGATACCGGCCAGCGAGCGAGAAACAGCTTGCGGTCTTAAGGTCTCGCGCTCGTGGAAGCGATGGTAGATTTCTTCCGCAAACTCCCAAGTAGCGCCGTCATCTAGAAGGATGCGGTGATGGTCTGCTGCCTCAATAACTGATCCATCAGACATTTCGAACCGGAAACATTCGTGCAGACCTTCCTTCTTAAACGGAGCTGCCGCACGTGATATGACGCGCCTGGCTCCGTCCCACGCCACTACGTTAAATTCTTTGCCCTGCTCGAACAGTTTACCGACAGATATCTTTCCCTTGTCGGTCTCAATAAGCGTTTGATAAGTCAAACATTTTCCAACCCGGTTGGCAGCTATAAACAAGCGCGATCGATAGCCGGCGCCTTGATCCATCAGGTCCACATGCTTGTGATACCCTGGTCGGTCCTTGTCGGTGAACAGCGTATCGATGAGCCGATACTTAGGGTCGTTCGCAGCCTCCTCGAAAGCACGCTGAACGCTGCGCTGTTTCTTGAGCTTCATCACCTCGCCATACAGCGAGGCCAGGCTTGCGCTCACTCCGTCGTCTCGCCCTTCAGTTCCGCAAGTTCCCTGGCGATCTTGTCAATGATCCCCTGGTTCTCGCTGAACCCCCCCTTGCACTTCAGGAAGAAAATCAGCGATGTCTTGTCGCCCTCTCGGATGTGACTTTGTAACATCCCGACCGCCTGAGCGATGCCATCGGCCCTGCCCTTTTTGATGAGTTCTGCGATCTCGGCGTTTTCGCGCTTTTCCGTGTAGAACCGTTCCTCGCTCACTCCGAGCGCATCTGCAATCTGCGCGTTTGTCATTCCTCCATACGCCATTTCATAGGCTCGGGTGAAATCGACATCCTCGCGCCTGATATACGGCTTGCGTGGTTTCTTCTCACTCATCGGAATCACCCAGGATGCGTTTTTGCATTAGAAAGATTGCCCGTGTGGAAAAGTGCGAACTGATCGCGATAGTGACAGCGGCCAGTCTTGAATCCATCCCCTGCCAGTCGCAGAGGTAAAACGCCAGCAGACCTACGAACGAGCTAATGACGACTTCGCACGCGAAGGCGAACACGCTGAACTCTCTAGCATCACAGTGCCGAAGCCGCCCAAGGTATGCGCTCGCAGCACCGAACCACGACAGCCACGCGACCCACAGGTACGTGACCAGCGAATAGTCTGGCGGGTAGTTATTAGGCTCTTGCACCGTGGCACTCGAGCACAATGTCGCGAAGCGCTCTGATCTCGCGCTGGATGTCATCGTCTGCCTCTCTGCTGTGCATCGTCCCGGTGATGAAAATCGCACCGGTCGCCAGCCAGGCCACGAATACTGCAACCCATAGCGCATTGATGTGCCACCTGTCTGTCACCGAGTCACCTTCCAATCGCACGATAGGCCAGCCATCGCTCCGTCTATCTGTTTCGCAAGAGCCGTTCCTGCCGGAAAGTTCACTCCCATGATGATCTTGCCGCTGGGCTCGCAGTGCAGCGCCACGCACCCGGCAATGGCCCAGATGAGCAGCATCAGCGCAGCCACCCGAGCAGCATTAACACGGCTGGCCATAAGACCATCCAAGCCGCAAGAAACAACAGCGCCACTTGCGTGTCTCTCATCGGCGTGCCTCCCTCGCCTTGGCATACGCCCGCAGCAGTGCCTCGCCGCCGGCATCGGACTGCACAGGCTTTCCTGGCTCGATTGCGATGTGCACGACAGCAGGAATTGGAGGCAACGGCGCCATGTCGTGACATGACTTTAGCGCGGCCACTGGATGATCGATGGCCGGAATATCGAACTCCTTCGGGCCTACCTGTACGCAGCTCAAAAAAAGCACGGCGCATCCGATTAGGATTGCGCCGCGTAACGCCTGCGAGGTAGGAACTAAAATCATGAGCAAATCACCCGGTCAAAGTTAATCAGCGCCTTCGTCTTGCACATCAGGGCGAACCCCCGCATGTTTGGATGAATCGAGCCCTTGTAATCGAGCCATGTGTTGTACCAATGGTCCGACATGAACAGCGCCCAGCCGAGACGAGAAATGTAGTCACTCATGTTCGCCTTCCGATCACGGTGATACCGGCCAGAGCCGACGCGAACAGCCACAGCGCGCCTGGAACCGGTACTGGGGGCGGACAGTCTGGTTTGCTCTGCTCGTGCGGTTTGTCGTCGTGGCGATCACGCTGGACGTAACCTAGGCCAGATCCGTGATGGTAGCCGCCTGGTTCTGTTCCTCTGCGGTCACCCGCGCGCTGCGTCCCTTCATGTCCTGGCATTGGCCAGCCTGTAGCGTGCGACAGCGCTTCAGGCACGGTGAGTGCGTGAGCGTTTCCTGCTGTCATGACCAAGATAAAGATCGCTCGAATCATCACATCCCCCGGATGAACATCTGCCGCTCGGCGTGACGCCTGCGCGTCAGTCCGCGGACCACCTTGCCCTTGACCTTGTTCCATTTCGGGAACTCGTCAGCGGCGTGCATGTCGAGCCCCTTGTTGAGAAGCTTCAGCAGCGTTGATGTACTGAACGCTGGGACACCGATGTTGTAAACGAGCGATGCGAGCGCATCGACCTGATACTGCGACAGCTCGTCTGCGTGCAGGATGTGCTTCTCAGCATCTCGCCAGTGCTCCTCCACTTGCGCCTGCAGCAGGATCTCAGCCTCCGCCTGGCTGATTGTCAGCGTCGGCTTGATCGGCTGGCCAGCAATGCGGGTCGTGCCATACCCGATTGTTGTTACGCCTGCAGAATCTTTGTAAGCATGCAGCTTGCAGCCTTCGAATGACCGGATAAGCGCAAGGCCTGCTGTTGAGACCTTTCTCACTGATTGCGCCTCACGATGTCATCCAGGGTCGGTGGGTTGACGGTCACCGCGGTGATCTCCGCAACAGCCTTGTCGGTTGCGCGCCGCAGACCGAGGTATCCGAGCCCGTTGCCAGCCATCAGGAATGCCGCGTCAAAGTCGTGCAGGCCGGCCACGAATCCGACGATGCCGTACACGATGAGCAGCGCCCCAGCCGCTTTTGTCATCCAGCCTTTCATGGCTTGGATTCCCACTTGAATAGCCGGTAAACCGACTCTGTTAGCCAGCGCGCCCACGACTCAGTGATGTAGCTCGGCATCGGGTCGTCGGGGTCTTTCGCCCAATCGATGATTTCAGACACAACACCCTCACGCCTCTGCGTGTTCGCGTCGTCAACGGGTGTGCCAGGCTTGAATACGGCCATCGCCCAGCGCTGGATTGCTGCCCGAACACGAGCCACCGCAGCCGACCCAATGATGATGTCGATTAGCTGCGTCAACATGTATATCACTATGGTTTTTGACATCGCTGTCCCCGCATCTCGAGTTCAATGATCGCCATTATATTCCATGCTGCGTGCGAAAGGTGCAACATCCCTGACTCCTCGTCGGCCTCCTCGCCTCCAGCCCATGCTAAAAGGTGCCGGAACAGAGCATCGGCATACCTATCCTTGGCGCCATGAACGTGCAGCCAGTTCGATGGTGCGTACTTCTCCGCGCCGAACGTGGTCACGTCTGCGACCGCTCCGAGCGCATTCGCGAAGTCCCTGACCATCAGCCCTGCCATCTGTTTCCCTGCATCGTCCTTGAGACCAGATATCGCGTCCCATGTTTTGTCATCCATCGATCTCACCCCATCGGATCACCAGCGCGCCGCCCTCGATGGGCGGGCCGCGCCTCGCTGCGATTTCGTCAACCTGGCTGTCGTCGATCCACGCGATGCCGTTGAGCGCATCCTCTGCGATCTTGAGCGCATTGCTCACGTCCATGCACCTGACACGCGCACCAGTCTGTTTTTTCGGCTGCCTGGGGTGTATGGTCAGGTCCCATGAGATACGCCCGTCCAGTGGCTCAATTCCCGCCTCCGTTGCCGCTATCTGCACGGCGTGCTGGTATTCCCTCGCCTCTGCGCTCTTAACTACTCTCCCGCCATAATTGCGCCACATTCGGTTGACGCTCGGAGGATAAGGCAGCTTCAGGATCGGCATCAGCGCTCATCCCCCGATCCGCTGATAACCCCTCGCTTCTGTCGGTCTGCAAGCTTCGCCAGGTTCGCAGCTGCGACATCCTGCAGGTCAAGCCCGTACTCTGCCGCGACCATAGCCACCATCCAAAGCACGTCACCCAGCTCCTTCCGCAGCTTGTTGATGTGCTCGCGCGTCAGCATGCCGCTGTTATCGCGTATCGCCTTTGCCACGATGCCGGCGACTTCGCCGGCTTCCTCTGCGAGCCCGAGCACCGGGTAATTCGGGTCGGTGTAGACTGCGGTCTTTTCCGCTGCCTTCTGGTACTGTGAAAAATCCATGGAGGTATGCCTCAAAAAGGGATCTCGTCGCCGAAGTCGTCTTTAGCGAACCCACTAGCTGGCTTCTTCGCCTGGCGGGCCGGCGCCGCATCCTTCTGCCCGTCCTCATCGAACATGCTGACGAAAACGCGTGTGTCGCCTTCACGGGTCGGCAGGGCGCCAAGGTTGATGTGTCGATCCAAGGTGATGTACTCCCGGCCATCATGCTCATGCACGGCGCCGATCTGCAGCCACCGGGTCTTTTCTTCCCCGTCCTTCTGATAACTGCCGTTCTTAACGACCAACCTTTTTGTAATCACGTCTCCATCTCCTCTGTCGTTGATAGAGCGGTGCTGGGCACCGCGCCTTAAAGTCGGCATATTCCTGTGCCGCCATCCAGTTCCCTCCGTCGTACCGCTCGCCATCGCGGAAGCGAATGGCGATGGCGCTCGGCTTCCCGAACACCGACGCAACGTCCTGTAGGAATGCCGCGGTTCCTTGGTCCGAGTCCTTCAGCCTGTTAAACGCTTGCTGTCTGTCCATATTGCTCTTGACATTTTCGGATGGCATGTTCCGTGCTATTTAATACCACTAAATAATGTGTGTTATAGAGAAAAACGCTACACGCCCTACACACCCCGGAATTACTGCATTCCGGCCCTACACGCACCCCTACACACCCCTACACGGCTACACTTGTGTGTAGCGTGTGTGTAGGGCTAAAAGTCAGTAAATTCGCGGCGTGTAGCGTGTGTAGCGGTGTAGCGCGATTTCTCGCTTACCACCGAAAACATTCCGTCCGCGTTCATTTCAACGACACCCTCGGAGCGCAACTTGGTCAGCATGTAGCGGACTTTCGACCATTCCTTGCTGTCCCGAGTGATCGGTGTGCCTGGATTCAGGATCGCCGCCAGGTCGCGCCCCGTGACCGGGCCGACGTTTGCTATCGCGTCGTAAACAGCACGACGCTCGGGTGACATTGATGCCGCAGGACCATCAGACCCAACGGTCCACATAGACAGGTCAGCGTTCCAGATAAGGCCGAACCGCCCTTCGTTCTCGATGTCCCGCCCGGTGACATACAGGGTCGCCTCTGTCGAGGCGCGCCCGCGCTTCAGGACAAGGATGTTATCGACGCCACCGGCAAGCCCCTGGCTGCCGCTGATCGTGTCGAGGTCGTCCTCAGATTTGCTCTTGTTGGTGTGGTGAACGAGCACCACTGCGATGTGGTATTTCGACGCCAGGTCGAGGAACGGACGACCGACTGCATAGTCGGTGTCATAGATGCGGTCGTTCTTTCCGGCCGGTGGCCGGATTGGCTTGATCGTGTCGACGGTCACAACCCGGCAAGCTGGGTGTGCCTCTAGGAATGCCGAGAGTTCTTCGATGAGACCATCATCGATAGTAGGGGCTGAATACGCGAAGTGCAGGCCCTCTGGACATCTGCCGCCGCGGAGTGCCTTGGTAAGCCTCCGCTGCATTCGCCTTGGATTATCCTCTAGCGCCAGGTACAGTGCTTCGCCTGGGTCGACCTGTATGTCACCGAAGACATGACCGCCTGATGCAATGGCTATACTGATGTCCAGCGCCGCCCATGACTTGCCGACCTTCGGGGCGCCTGCGAACAGAGTCACACCTTCGGGGATTAGTCCAGGGACTGCCCAGCGTATTGGCTCAAACTGTTGAAGAAGGAGGTCAGAAGCTTCGGAGGTAACCAACATCTTCCGCTCCCCCTTGGCCTTAAGGTTTAGGGGGACAGATCCATTGAGTTCACCAGGCCCGAATACCTTCGCCATCATTCCGCCCTCGCCCATTCCTGTAGCTCCCCGTCCAGATTGACGAAAAACACCCGCTTTGCGCCCGCACGGAGCGCATCCCACGGGTGCTGGGTGTGAGTCCTGCCGTGGAATACAAGCGTCTTTCCTACCGCCCATTCCCACGCGTGCTGTTGATCGGTTGCGGCCACCCAGCGCACTGAGTTTTCGCCAGCGTTCAGCGTGCGAGCGTCTTCGTACTTGCCGACGACATGCACGAGGTCTGAATCCGCATAATTGGCATAGGCCGGTCGGTTCATAGCCCGAGCCTCCGCGTCAGGTCGCGGATAAAAGATTCGTAGACTTCTGGCGGGCATTCCGGCCAACCGCGGCGGAATGCCGCCTTCTCCCGCTCGTACTCAAGCCAGCGGTTTTCTGCGATCACGGCAGCCCACTGCCGCCATACACGCCGGCCTCGCGGCCTTGGTTGAACTTCGGAAGGAACCCGCTGCAGTCGTCTGCCGACCAATAACGGATGGTGTCGAATGCGCCCCACGATTGCCGCTCGCTCGGAACGGTCCCGCTGTCAGGGTGCCGCCGGCACTCTTCGGCCCGGTGGCACTCGCGCGAGTTACACATACAGATGTCGGGCATGGCTATTTCTCGTAAGCCTTGAAAGCTTTTGGGCACAGATCACGCAGCGCTATTCTATACTTACGACTGATCTTGTAGGCATTCTTGATCGGCACGTTGCCGCGCATCTTCCATGATGTGACGACTTGTCGAGACACGCCGATTGCTCGTGCAAGTGCAGCGCTACTGCCTGCTGCCGCTATCGCTCTTTCCAAACCTATAGGAGTCATGCCGTGATGATTGCATACATCTGCGATCAATGCAAGTGAAAAAAATTTCACGACACCTATTGACTTCGTATGCAAATCGAGTACTATTGTGACCAACGCGGTACACGCCGCGCCATACACCTCCAACTAGCCCGCCTTTGGGCGGGCATCCTTTCAGGGGAAAGGCCATGTGGATAGAACAAGAAGACGGCAGCAGCTCAGTCATCCCGACACTGCTTGCGCTCGGAGCCTGCGCGCTCATCGCGCTGATCGTGGTTGTTGACGTTTTGGGGATGGTCGCAGAGGGGGCGCCGCTGTGATTACACAAATCTCCGCGCACCAAGTTGCCAAAGCAACCATCGAGGGTCCTTTTGAGTATGACTCTCGGACATTGACCGGGCACTACCAGCGTATTCGCCTGTACGACGCAGAAGGTCGCGAAACAGGGTTGATCTCAATTCACTTCGATGACGGCGCCAAGCCGCTGCCTGTTACGGAGCAGTAACGATGAGCAGGTACACCAACTTCGGGCCAGGCGACGACTGCACCTGGCCGGCATATGCGGGCCACCCGAACGACCCGCGCGCACCTGAACCGACAGCATGGGAGTACGAGGATTGCGCTCGCATGGACGCAATGACCGACGAGGATTACGACGATGAATGCGAATAGCGGCCTCAGCGAGGTGGCGCTTGATGAGATTCGCAAGTGCCTGCACCAAGAAGGGCTCACGAAGGTCGAGCGGAGGTGGGCCGCCTATGGGGTCTGGCGAATGTGGAGCCGGATCGAGCCGATGAAAGCGGTGGAGTCTGGGATACCCGGATTAGTGGAGGATGCGGTATGAGCGAGCTATCCAATCTTGCGGCGGCATTGTCCGCCGCACAAGCTGAAATCGAGGGCGCTGTTAAGGGTGCAGTTAACCCGCACTTTCGCAGCAAATATGCCGACCTGGGGGCTTGCTGGGACGCATGCCGTGGACCGCTCACTAAGCACGGTTTAAGCCTCGTACAGATTCCGGTTGCTACCGATCCGGGGTGGGTCAAGCTGCGGACAATCCTGATGCACAAATCGGGAGAAGTCCTAGAGGATACCTGGGCGGTACCGGTATCCAAGCAGGACGCGCAAGGGTACGGGAGCGCCCTCACATACGCCCGACGCTACATGTTGCAATCGGTTGTCGGCCTCGCGCCGATAGACGATGACGGCGAAGCAAGCGTGGGCCGCAACGGGCAGCCGAAACAGTTCGCGCTAGATGCCGGGACCGTTGAGGCAATCCAATCAATCGACAACAACGAAGATTTGAAATCCGCATATCAAGCGATGCCTGCTGAACAGCGGAAAGCCTATAACGGCGTGTTTAACGAACACAAAAAGCGCCTTGAGGCCAGGCAGCAGAGGGCGGCGTAATGGAACAGCGAAGCGATGCCTGGTACCAGGCCAGGATAGGAAAATTTACCGCTTCGTCTGTCGCTGATCTCATGGCGACAACCAAGAGCGGGCCGGGTGCCTCGCGCAAGAACCTGATAATGCGCGTCCTCTGCGAGCGCCTTACCGGCCAGCGGCAAGACGAATACACCAACGGCGCTATGGAATGGGGCATAACGCTGGAACCGCGCGCACGGGAAGCATACAGCGCGCTTACGGGTGAGCTGGTAGACGAGGCCGGGTTTATCGTGCATCCGAAGCTCGAATGCTTCGGGGCATCACCGGACGGGTTAATCGGCCGCCAGAAACTCGTTGAGATCAAATGCCCGAACACCAGCACGCATGTCGAGTATCTGACTGATCGCAGGATACCCGGCAAGTATCAGCTACAGATGCTCGCACAAATGAGCTGTACAGGCGCCGAGGTTTGCGACTTTGTGTCGTTCGATCCACGGCTACCCGAAAGGCTGCAGCTCTGCGTGATCCCGTTCGAGCGTGACGATAACCGGATTGACGAGATAGAAAGCGAGGTTATCAAGGCCGATGCCGAGGTTTATGAACTAATCGAAAGACTGATGGAGCAGAGCAATGCCGGATGATTTGAGGAATTACGAGGACGCCGACAGAACGCCACCTTGGCACGACTCGGAAATGATCCGAGTGAGAACGCCGGACCTTCGCAGTTACAAGCTTTCGTACCACATCGACAAGGACAAGGGAACCATGATTGAGCTGCCAGGCGGTGAGTGCATATCTGTAAAGGATGCCGAGCGCGCCGGGTGGGTCGTCAAGTTCCCGAAAGTCATGCGCGACTTCGAGCTGAGCGCTTGCTCGGAGCGCGCGGGTCTGATGCGCGAAAAGCGCAAGGCGGCTAAACGTAAAGCAGAGGTGGCATGACATGGGAATCATTCTATCGGCTGTTTCAATCGTGATCGTTTTCGTCCTCGGGTTCCTCCTTGGAGCGATCACAGCGGAACCATACGGAGACGATTCCGACCTCGAGGATGATGACGATGAGGAGAGCGGATATGGCGTGTAGGGTCAACTGGTTGGGAGTCGCCAGGCTTATCTGCCTGGCGACAAGTGCAGTCGTGTCTTTTTCGGTGATTTATTTCCTACTCGGAGTGCTGAAATGAAAACCATCATCGCAGTGATACTGCTCCTCATCATGTGGGCGACCATGCCGCAGTCGCACGCCATCACGCCGGCACAATTCGCTGCGCCTGGCGCGGCGACCATCTGCTACGTGCAGCGAGACTCGCTCGGGGAGATCAAGCAGGTTATATGGGCGCGGTATGGCGCGCCGGTCAAGTCCCCGCTCGGGATGTCTCGCGAGGTCCGCGGAGACCTTCAGCCGGTTGACGATCCGGCCAGCACGTTTCCGATATTCGGCAGCGCGAGCCTGTACTTGCTGACCGAGACCGGCAGGCCCGAGGTCAGGATGTATCTACAGCAGTACGGAGGCAACAACACCAACATGGTGTACTTCAGCGCTCAGAGCGGACAGCCGGACGCATGGGAGCAGGCCGGATGCCCCCCGAGCCCTGCGAGCAGCACGAAGCGCGCCGCAAGCGCCCCGAGTGTGGCGTTTGAGCCAGTGCGATGAGCCGGCTCGACCACACAGGGCAGCAGTATGGATCATGCCTGGTGCTGCGGCCGGCAAACGAGGAGCGAACCGCGTGGGTATGCCGCTGCATGAGGTGCGGGGCCGAACGCACAAAGCCGGCCAGCACAGTTCGAGCGGCAAAGTGCCAGAAGCCACCATATTGCAGGGCATGCGCCCCAATCGCGTCAACGAAGGGGATGGTGCTGCGGAAGGATGAACCGCTCCCAGTCGAAGCTGGAGGGCTGCAGTGGGATGGAAAGCGATGGGCATCGTCCGAGATCGGACTGATGCAGCAGAGGTTTTACTTGGGAGTACCGTTATGAGGCTGAGCCGCGAAGAGTATCTGGAACAGGCGCACTATAACGCACTACGAGGCAATGAATTGACGCATGCGAAACTGAACCCAGCGCTGGTGCGAGAGATTAGAAACAGTGACGAGCCGAGAAAGGCTATTGCGGCAAGGCTCGGGGTTCACTACAGGACAATCGAAAAGGTCAGGCAGTGGGAGACGTGGATTCACGTTAGATAAACCGATCTACGCCCCGGCATCCGTGCAATGCGACGCACGGGCGAATGGGTATCGACCGGGGGCACCATATAGGCAAGCCGGAAGCCACATTCCGGTGCGTGCCGGGGCTCATGCGAGAACGCCCCCGACTGGCCCGGTCGTAATAATGGGCACCATTTCAACAGAGGGTAAAACGATGAAAATTGATGATTTGACAATTGGGCAGGCGAGGGAGTTGGCTAACTTATTTGGCGCGCAGGAACAAACAGCGATATCCCCGTGGGTTGTTGGAAAGTGCTACCTAATTCGCACTGTAACGATGACTAATACCGGACGGTTAGTGGCTGTTACGGATAACGAACTTGTGTTAGAGGATGCGGCCTGGGTCGCAGACACCGGACGTTTTTATAGCGCGCTGAAAACAGGAGATTTAAACGAGGTCGAACCATTTATCGGGCGCGTAATAGTGGGGCGCGGAGCGATTGTTGACGCTACAGAATGGATGCACGAGTTGCCGAAGGAGCAGAAATGATTGCTGCAATAGCACGGGCTGAGCTCGCCGGGTCGCGGTCGTGGTCGTGGTCGGGGTCGTGGTCGTGGTCGCGGTCGGGGTCGTGGTCGTGGTCGTGGTCGTGGTCGCGGTCGCGGTCGCGGTCGCGGTCGCGGTCATAATAATTAGCACTAATTAGCCCAAAAGCCTCCCCGCGCCGGGTAATCAAGGGGATGAGCCAACGGATGAGTAAGGGCCAGACCCGGCACAGTTTACGGAGCGGCGCGAGGATAGGCACAACGTGACGACGGGGCTATCCGATTCCGCCGGCCAGCGGACGCGAAGTGCCAGCCACGTAAACGTGGCCCGCTCCACCCTTACGGACCCGAGCGACACCTGGAGTTTGCGAGCGCTTGATACGCTCAGCCGGTGTAATCTCGGCAGGGTCCGCCACATACCGTAGGAACCATGGAAAAGAAAGTATTAGATATTATTGAGATAGTAGCTGTGTGTATCATAGCAGTATCCATTATTTTTGGGGGGGTGTTACAGTATGTATGCCAACCATAAATAAACCGTGTTTTACGTTGAGATAAGAGATTGATACCGGAGGAATTATGATGATGATGATGAACGAAATTGACGCACTACAAGCACGAAAACTGATAGCAGAAAAGGAGTGGATAATCGCAAATGCAATGCGAGACTTATCGTTAGGTGGATGGAGCTGTGACTATACGGCATGGATGGCGGCTACAGACGCCGAACTGGAAGCAATATTAGAGAAGAACAAGCTTAGGGATACGACGGAGGAATGATGAACGAAGAATTTAATGCATGGGTAGCAAGATCAATCCCACCACATAAACCGATGCCACAAGACGAGCTGTTTTACATACGAGCCGAATGGTTTGCGTCAGCCATACAAGCTGATAAGATGAACGCAGACAGAATCAATGAGTTAGAAGAAGAACTAACAAAGATCTCCATGTATGCTCACGACAATAGCACATGGCCGGCTGTGAAGGATCATCTATGGGAAATAAGGCAAATCGCCTATGATACACTCTAGGGAGGAATGATGGATGAGGAAGCGCTGAGAAATGATTTTTTCGAATGGCTCGAAAACGTATTCGAGCCGAGGCTACGGGCAGAGAAGCGCATGCGTTGGAATGATTGCTCAGTTGAAGCATGGCTCGAAGCAACGCGCCGCGCTGACCGCAAGGCGAGACTCGAATGTGAGCGAATCGCACTACAATACTCGCAGGCATATGGACAGACTGACGACGCGATGGCGATTGCGCGAGGTATACGCGCTACGATAAAGGAGGAATGATGGACGAGGAAATTAGGCCAAGAGTTGATATAACAGGCAAGGAATTCGGGAGGCTTACCGTTCTGTCGCTATGCGGGTACGCTAAAGGCAAGTCGTTATGGAATTGCATATGCGCATGCGGAAAAGCATGCGTAAAAAGAGCGGACGACATGAAATCAGGCAGAACACAATCATGCGGGTGCTTGTTAAAAGAGCGAACGACAACGCACGGAATGACTCACAGTAAAACGCACCAGATATGGAAAGGCATAAAAAACAGATGTCAAAGCACTCGCGACAGTGAGCGCAAATACTACAAGGACAAGGGAATAACGGTTTGCGATGAATGGGGTGCGAGCTTTGAAAGTTTCTTGCGTGACATGGGAGAGTGCCCGGACGGCTATTCAATAGACAGGATTGACTCGTCAAAAGGTTATGAGCCAGGAAACTGCAGATGGGCATCAAGCCATGAACAGCAGAGGAATACAAGCCAAAACGTATGGATTGAATTCGACGGAAGGAGAATGGTCCTTGCGGATTGGGCGGATGAGATTGGAATATCAAGAATGCAGTTAGGTCGGAGACTAAAGAAATTCCCACTTGATGTTTGCTTGACTACGCCGCCAGGAATGATTCGGTCCAAAGCAATCCGCGCCACAATACCGGAGGACCAGCCGTGACCGAACCACTGTGGACTATCGAAGATGTCCGCCGATTCCTCGCAGTCGAGTCGATGACGACAGCGTACAAGGTAGCAGCTCGCCCCGACGCCCCGAGGTCGGTGCGGATCACTCCGGGCGCGCGGAGATGGGTGCCTGAGCCGAGAGAGAGATAGAGAATGGCAACGGACAACTCCGAGAGCGGCGCACCCTCCGCCAAGTCTGCGAGGACTACGCCCGCGAAGTCAGCCCAACGAAGCGAGGAGAGCGGTGGGAACGAATCAGACTCGCGGCACTTGGCAATGATCCTCTCGCAGACAGAGAAATTGCAAGAATTAGCTCGGCAGCACTTGGAGAATGGCGAGATCGTAGGTTGTCAGTCGTGTCTGCTGGAAGTGTCTTGCGTGATATCACGCTACTTTCGAGTGTATTCGAATACGCCCGCCGCGAGCGGAGATTGATTGATGTTAACCCGGTACGAGATATGCGGAAGCCATCAGCGCCTAAGCCGCGCACACGGCTGCCAACAGACGAGGAAATCGAACGGATTTGTCTGGCGCTTGGTTACGATGAACCGGGCAAAAGGATTGAAACGAAGTCTGCTCAGGTCGCGGTGGCTTTCCTTGTGGCAATCGAGTCCGCGATGCGTGCGGGGGAGATATGTTCGCTTACCTGGGATAGAGTCGATACGGAGCGCCGTACTGCTACGCTCGAAAAGACGCAGAACGGGCACGGACGGCAGGTTCCTTTGTCTACCAAGGCGGTGGAGCTGATTGAACAACTGCGAGGACTAGATCCAGTGCGATGTTTCACGGTTGACGCAGGCACCCGCGACACCCTGTTCCGCCGCGCCCGCGATGCGTGCGGAATAGTCGGGCTCACGTTCCACGACTCCCGAGCGCTCGCTCTGACAAGGCTATCGAAGATCCTCGCCCCGTACCAGCTCGCCAGGGTCGCCGGTCATTCAAGCCTGGATCAGATCATGATCCTATTATCGAGAGTCAGCAGAGGACATCGCGAAGAAGCTGGTATAAGCAACTGTCCGGGAATCCCGGATAGTTCGCTGCAACATTTTATGATGCAAACGCTTGCGCTTTCGTTCTGATTGTGGGAGACTATACCCACGTTGAGGGATTGGCCCGAGACAGAACCAGGAGCAAGACAGTGAACGCATACGAACAAAGAAAGTCAGAAATGGACGCCTTCCAGGCTCGTTTTGAAATCTTCCAGAGCAAGATTCTGGAACTGCAATCGCAAATAAACAAATTGGAACAGGGCGGAGATTTTGAATCAGCAGATCATGACGCGCTTTGCTACATGCAATCAGGTCTGCAATCAGCGATGCAGAAAGAGCATGATTTGTTTTACGGGTCATAGCGTCAACCAATGAAACCCGCCGCACAACTCGCCGCCATGCGGAAGACCGCACCGAAGGCCTGCCCCGTGTGCGGGAAACCATTCACCGCCCTGACACGGGCGCGCTATTGCAGCGCGGCGTGTCGGGCAAAACATTGGAGACAGGAGAAGACGTCATGAAATCTATCATCGCAACCGTGCTGGCACTGTCCTGCGCAACGGCATCAGCATGGCAACAATTCAACGCCACCACCATTGGACCCAATGGCCCATCATTTACGTACGGCAACATCTACGGCGGGGGCCGCGCGCAGCAGTTCAGCACGACCACTATCCGTCCTGGCGGCGGGATAGAGTTCGGCTATGGGAACGTGAACAGGTATCAAAACGTAGACCAGTTCAACTACTACCAGTACGGTGGGAATAGCCAGCCGCGGGCGACGTTCGGAAACGTCTACCGCCAGATGCTGCTTGACGACGATTAGGCTGACAGAGTTACCGATGCTGCGCCAGCCGCGTAGTTGTAAATGTGGGCAATGTTCCATTGCGAGGTGATGCTCTTGGACGACGACGATCCATTGATCAGGCCAGTCGTCTGCCTCGCAATGGCAACTGTGCCCGTTCCTTTCCTCAGGATCTTGCAACTGAACCCGGCGGCGTTCGCATCGGCCAGTGTCATCGTCAGCGCACTGGCGCTATCAACGACCACGATTGCGCCATTGTACGTGTAATCAATCGTTGCATTGGCGGTGATACTTGCGGGGACAGCCCACGTAAGTTGGGGCATCGTCAGTCCAGTCAGCAGACTGCCGTTGCCGTTTGAAGCCAGCCACCTCGCGTCCCCCGCCTGCCTGTTCATCGCGTCGGTCGGGCTCGTTGCGTCGGCAAGGCTTGTGATCCTGAACCCGCCCATTGAGTGGTTGGCTGTTGCCGGGGTCCGAAGCCATCTGGCGTCCCCAGCGTCCCGCGACATCGCATCGCCACCGGCTGATGCGTTCCCAAGATTCGTCAGCCTAAACCCCCCCATCGAGAGGTTCGAGGTTGCCGGGAACGACTGTACGGACCCTGGGATTACGCCGATGAGATTGTCGAGTATCGGCCCAACCTGAACATCGCCTGGCGTCTTGATTACCATCCGGTACGCATCGGCAGAATCGAGCCATATCATGGCTGGAGAATAACCGTTCGCGTCCAGAATGATTGGGTTTGGATTGGCCGTAACACCGCCCGAATCCGCCCATGTGGTGGCCGGCGTGGAGGTCCCAGACAGGTATGTGTAAATTTTGCCGCCCGATAAAGGGTCGCCATTAGCGTCAATAACGGGCACACCAACCAATACCGGAGAGATGACAAAACCCATAATTGTTACCTGCTGAAGTCATAGCCAAGGCCCGCCCCGATCCGGGGAAGCCAGTTTCGAAGGGCTTCGGAGGTCGGCTGCTGCCAGCCGTAGCCGCCGAGCAGTGCGCGCTGTATCGGCTCGCGCGATCCGCCATACATCAGCCCAGCGAGAGATCCGTAAAGCGGCAAGCCTCCGAGCATTCCGGTGGCAGCCTCAGCGGCCCCTCCCTTCATCACGTTCGCCATCAGTGCGCGCGGGGTTGTCCCTGATTCCCCGAGCGTTTCAGGGATCACCGACTTGCCAGCCGCAGAAAGATCCTGCAGCAACGCCGCGCCCTCGGCGAATCGCGCTTTGTCCCGTGACGTGTCAAGCGCCCTGACAGACCGATGCAGTTCCGCTGGCGTAAACAGACCTTCAGGGTCTCTCGCCTGTGCGCTGGCGCGCTGGATGCGCTTGAAATTGGCGTATCGCTGGTCAATCCTGGAAAGCACTCCCTGCAGCTCTGGCGGTATGCTGGATTCGATATGTTGCGACAGCACGCCCTCCGCCTCTAGCAATGC